AGCTATGCTGACTTGACAAACAAACCAACTATTCCTGCTGCCCAAATACCAAGTGATTGGAATCAATTAAATGTTGATGCGCTAGACTATATTAAAAATAAACCTCCAATTCCTGCTACACTAACAGCTTTAGGAATTGCAGACGGCACGCCAGGCCAGGTATTGAGTACTAACGGATTTGGAACTTTTAGTTTTATTACTCTATCTGGAGCAGGCGGTGCCGGATTAGCAAGTAGATCATCTGCAACCGGCACTACTGCATCACTTGCGGTAAATGCTACTGAGAATATGAGTTTGACTGGGTTCAAATCTTATATGTTGTTGAAAATAGTAACTTCTGAAGCTTGTTGGGTTAGAATTTATTCTAGTGTAGCAGCTCGAACAGCAGATGCTGGAAGATTGATTAATACTGATCCAACCCCGAGCAGTGGAGTTATTGCAGAAGCAGTAACAACCGGTGCAGACATAGTTGCGCTAACTCCAGGCGCATACGGTTTCAGCGACGAAGGTATTCCTACTACTTCAATTCCTATTGCAGTTACAAACAAAGCTGGAACATCTGTTGCTATTACAGTAGCATTAACTATACTACAACTTGAGGTTTAATAAATGTCTACACCTATCCGTGCTTCTAGATTAACAGCATTTAAAGCATCAACATTAGATAAATTTAGGTACGAGCCGGGAGAAATTTTTTGGGATTCGACTAATAAAACACTTCGAATTTTTGACGGGCAGGCAATTGGCGGTTCGGTATTAGCAACAAGGGCATGGGTAACAGCCAACGGTGGTGGCGGCGGTGGCGGCACTGCTTATGTCTTGCCAACAGCAACCGTAGGAACTATTAATACAGGTACGCTCGGTGGCGTTAAAGTTGACGGAACATCTGTTGTAATTAATAACGGAGTTATTTCTTCGAGACGTGCATTATCTAGCCTGACAGATGTTAACATTGTTATTACTCCATCGGATGGCCAGGTCCTAAAGTATAATTCTGGAATAGGCAAGTGGTCTCCTGCTAGCGATTTAACTGGCGCCGGCGGATCCGGTATTAGCCTAGGAAGTTTAAGTGTCACACTTGCCTCTGCAAGCGGGACTGGTAATCTTAGTTATAATAATACTACAGGTGTATTCACATTTACACCTTCAGTTGCATACTCTTTACCATCTGCAACTCAGTCAACATTGGGTGGAGTTTATATAACAGATGTAACTACTAGCGGCATTGCCAATAATTCTGGCGGCATTAGTTTAGCAACTGCTTCAACGACTCAACTGGGTGGAGTTAAGATTGACGGCACAACAATTACTATTAATGCAGGTGTTATAAGTTCTATTTCGTCAAGTAGCAGAACAACAGCATCGGCAACATCTACATCTTTAGGAGATGGCGATAGCGGAACATTTACTATTGTAGGGTTTAAAGGTTACTTTTTATATAGTATACAGACTAGCCATGCCGCATGGGTTGTATTATATACTAGCAGTGCTGCTAGTATTGCAGATTCTGGTAGAACAGAAACTACAGACCCTACTCCTAATGCAGGCGTAGTTGCTGAAGCAATAACATCTGGCGCAGAAACAATTATTATTAGTCCAGCGGTTGTTGGATTTAATTCTGCCGGACTAACTGATATTCCTATTAAGATTACAAATAAATCTGGATCAACACAGACAATCACAGTTACAGTAACGCTATTAAAAATGGAGGCATAACATGTCTGAAGCACAAGAATATATTGTTACAGCAAGAACAATGGATGATGCAACATCCTTACTCGATGACATGGAAACTCCAGGCGGAGATCTTCATATTCCAGATAGGCAAGTTGAAGTTGCACAGCGTAGAGAAATTAGTAGGAATACACACTTTCTTATAACAGCGGAAGAAGCTGAACAATTACGTAACGATTCTCGAGTACTGGCAGTTGAACTACTACCAAGCGCCCAGGGAATTGTTCCAGAATTGCACTGGACACAAACCGGCAACTTTGAAAAGTCGGTAACCATCGACACTAACGATAAGAATTGGGGGTTATATAGAATTACTGCTGGCGTAAATCTTGCAAACTGGGGAACTAACGGAGCGTTTACGCAGACAACTCAAACTATAAACACTACTAGTTCTGGAAAGAATGTTGATGTTGTAGTCGTTGACGCTCACATCAATCCTAATCATCCTGAATTTAAACAAAACCCTGATGGCACAGGATCATCAAGAGTTAATCAATATAATTGGTTTCAGCATAGTGCATACTTAGGTTATTCTACATCTGGAGCATATGACTATAGTGATATATCTAGTAATCACGGAACTCACGTTGCAGGAACAATGGCCGGCAACACGCAAGGTTGGGCCCGTGATGCTAACATTTATAATATGGAATTTCAATATGCCGGAGGCAACGGTCCTGCAGGTGACTGGACCGTGTATATATTTGATTACCTCAGAGCGTTCCATGCACTAAAGCCAATTAATCCAGCTACCGGCAAACGCAACCCTACAGTTACAAATCACAGTTGGGGATATTCTTATGGTACTGGTATTACTGTAAGCTCAATTACTAGTGTAACTTACAGAGGAGTTATTACAGCAGTAACAGGAAACGATGCCGCTAAAAAAGTAACTTTACAAGCCAACGGAGTCCCAGTGCCGTTTAACTCTTATTTGTACCGTCCACCCGCAAGAGCTACTGCGCTTGATGCAGATATTCAAGATGCAATAGCAGACGGCATTTTAGTAATTTCTAGTGCAGGCAACAGTTATTGGAATTGTGCAACTTCTGATATAGCAGATTGGAACAACACACTAACTGCTGGATTTACTTGGAATCACATGCAGGGTACTAGTCCTGGCTGCGCCAACGGTGTTATATGTGTTGGTTCGGTTGCTACAGGCATAGGGGAATTTAAAAGCAGCTTTAGCAACTACGGCAAACGAGTCGATATATGGGGCCCGGGAAGTAACATTGTATCGGGAGTATACGACTCCACAGCAGCCTCAGAATTTGGTATTACCTTAGTAAACGATCCTAGAGATGCTGCTTATAGATTAGGATCTATTTCAGGAACTAGTATGTCTGGGCCACAAGTTGCGGGATATTTGGCCTGTGTAGCAGAACAACAGCCCAGAATAACACAAACTCAAGCACTGGCCCATTTAATATATACAGCAAAAGCCCAAGTTGGCAGTTCAGGCGGCGCCGCCGGCGACTACACATCGCTAGGCGACAGTTCAAATAATAGATATTTGTATTATCAATTAGTGCGCCCGCTCACTGGAGCTGTTTCTCCAGCAGTTAGATTTAAGGACAGGCCGGCGTCTGGAGCAGTTTATCCTAGACCACGTATAAGAAAGTACGGTTGAACACCAAGCATTAAACTACCTTATAATGCCACTGGATAAATATACTATAAAGAGAGACAACTATGCAGAGCAAAGACTTATCGGGAATCCATATAGAAGGTCACATTAAAATATGGGATCCGTCTACTAACGAGATTATCATCAATAAACGTAATGCAATCCATTACGAAAACATTAGTATTGCTCTTGCTGAAAGTATCGGTAATAGTGGACAGGGATTTATCTATGAAATGGCCTTTGGCAACGGTGGCACAGCAGTGGACCCAACAGGCATTATTACATACTTGACACCCAACAGCTCTGGTGCTAATGCAAGTCTTTATAGTCAAACATATGCCAAAGTTGTCAACGACAGATCTAGTAATAATACAGATCCAACTAGAAATTATATTGAATCGAGGCACGTCACAGGCACAAACTATACAGATGTGTTTGTAAGTTGTTTATTAGACTACGGCGAGCCTGATGGTCAAGCTGCTTATGATAACACTAACAACAATGAAAGTGCATATGTATTTGATGAATTGGGACTAAAAAGCTACAGTTCTACTGGCAACAGTTTATTGTTGACACATGTTATTTTTCACCCTGTGCAAAAGTCACTTAATCGATTGATTCAAATTGATTATACGGTTCGTATACAAAGTTTAACTGGCCTAGCAGGAGTATAAGATGAGCTATCAAGTAAAGTTCACAGAAACAACGAATCCAGCTAAACCAACTATTACTGTTAGGGATCAAACCCGCGACACGTCAACTAGTTTAACATTCGTTGGCAAAAATTACGCAGGTTACGCCCAGGATATTGCAGAAAATTTCTTGCATCTATTAGAAAATTTTGCTAAAAATACAGCACCTACAAACCCAGTTGAAGGCCAACTATGGTATGACAATAGTGCAGATGTAAATTCATTAAAAGTATATGACGGTACACAGTGGGTTAGTGCTGGCGCAATTAAAAAATCTGCAACAGCACCTGGCACAGCGTTGCAAGGAGACTTGTGGGCTGATACAAATAACCAACAGCTACACATTTATTCGGGAAGTGCTTGGTTACTGGTTGGTCCTCAATATAGTTCAGGATCAAAGACAGGCCCAACTGTAGAAACAATTATTGATACTAACAACGTTTCGCACAATGTTCTTAGTTTTTATGCTAACAATAACAGATTAGCAATTGTAAGTAAAGAGACGTTTTCTCCTAAGGCAGCAATAGCAGGATATGTTAGTTTGGGACAAGGTATTAATTTGAGTACTGTGGACGAAACTAGCGTATCTGCTCCAACAAAATTTTGGGGAACTGCTAGTAAAGCAGACGCCTTGAATATTAATAACACTGCCGTTGGTGCTTCTAATTTTTTAAGAAGCGACATTTCGAGTACTACTAATGCACAATTTAACATTAGATCCAACAGTGGCCTAAGTTTAGGTAGTGATTTAAGTTTAAATATCGGTACAGAGTCGGACGGCACGGCCTCATTTTTATTCTCTAAGAATACAGGAAGCAGTATCGACTTTCACCTTACTAACTCCACAGGCCGTGTTACTGCATTGCATTTATCGTCAGCTGGCCGTGTTGGTGTTGGTCCAGATAATACAAATCCTCAAGAAGCATTGGATGTAAACGGTAACGCAGTTATTAGTAATGACCTTATAGTACTTGGCGATTCTGCTTCAACAAGTTTATCTAGCGGTAGTCTACAAGTTGCTGGTGGCATTGCTGCTGGTAAGTCGTCTACATTTGGCGCTGACATTACAACTTACGGCCAAATATTTGTAAACTATTTAGATATTAATTCAGACCCAACACCGGCTTCGGTTATATTGCCCGGCGCTGACAATGCTACTGGAATTTATGATATTGGATCTGCAAGCAGATCTTTTAGAAATATATATGCTAATAACTTTGTGGGAAATTTTAATGGAACATTTACTGGTGCGTTAGCCGGCAATATTAGCGGCAGTGCAGCTAAGTTAGCAAGCCCAACAGTTTTTAGTCTAACTGGAGATGTATCGAGCCCGGGCGTAAGTTTTGACGGACAAAGCGGCGGTGGTGTTGCTACTTTTACTACAACAATTAGCTCAGATATTATTACGTCTAAAACATTATCGGCTACTTCTCTAAGTGCTGATTTAATGTTAGTTTATAGAAGCGGAGTAGATAGCGGACTCAAAAAGATATCCAAACAAACATTCTTATCAAATGTGGCAACAGTTCCTATTGGGGTTATAATGCCATTTGCAGGATCAGTAGTACCAACTGGGTATCTATTATGTGACGGAAGTGAAATACAAATTGGTACTTATAGTAGTTTGTTTGCAATCGTAGGTTACGCATACAAAAATGCTGCATTTTTGCAAGGTAATAATACTTTTGCTTTACCTGATTTACGAGGAAGATTTCCGTTAGGTAGAGATAACATGGATAATGCACAAACTGTACCTAGTCGTGACGATCCTGCTATTTTTATCGATGCAGGAGGCGGCCCAGCAAACAGAGTAACTTCTACTTATGCTGATAACTTAGGGCAAGGTACTGGTGATAATGGTATAGCTGAAGAAGCAACTTTAAATATTTCTAATTTACCAAACCACGTTCACAATTTATCCACTAACGACGGCCAATATTATGCAGCTGGATTACCCGGAGCATTACCTGATCCGAATGCAGTTGCCGGATTAGGACTACCGGACGTTAGTACAGGACAAGGACTACCGACTACCGGTGGCATATTAGCATCAACTACTGGAGATGCCTTTAGCATTATGAATCCATATTTGACTATTAATTATATTATTTTTACTGGTGTCTTATAATGAGTTATATCATAAACAAAACAGACGGATCTGTACTAACTGAAATTGTTGACGGCACAGTTGATCAAACAGCTTCGGATATTACATTAATTGGAAAGAATTCTAGCTCGTACGGAGAGTTTTTTAACGAAAACTTTGTCCATATTCTAGAAAACTTTGCTAATACTACACAGCCTAGCAATCCAATAGCAGGACAGCTATGGTACGATACTAACGAAGGCAGACTAAAAGTCTATGACGGCAACGGTTTTAAAGTCAGTGGCGGAACAATTGTGTCATCCACAGTTCCTAGCAGTATTGCACAGGGTGATATTTGGATTGATAGTTTCCGTAGACAACTGTACTTTAACGATGGGTCCTCTACTATACTTGCAGGCCCACAGTACACAGCACAACAAGGCATTTCCGGATTTCAAATTGTCGATGTATTAGATATTAATCAAGTAGGCCATACTGTAATATTTTTATATGTATCAGCAGTTTTATTGGGAATTTTTAGTAAAGACAGTTTTACGCCAGCAAGTGTTATACCAGGTTATGCGGGCGATGTTGAAATTGGATTTAATCAAAGCACATACTCTGGCATAAAATTTGCTACAACAGCAACTTCTGCTTATAACTTAATTGACGGTAACGGCGCCTTAAAAACTGCTGGAAATTTTATTGCAAACAACACTGATGGCAGTATTAACGGCACATTAACACTTACTAGTTCAACACCTTTGATCTTAGGAACAGCCACTCAAAATGAAATACTTGTAAGCAATTCTGCTTTCCAGTTGAATTCTAATAGATCTAATCAAAATTTCCAAATTGGTGTAAAAAATGCCAACGGTCTCAAACCTGGATTATTCATTGATTCTCTTAATGAACGTGTGGGATTGTATACAAATAGCCCACAGAAAACGTTAGACGTTAACGGCGATGTAAGGATACAAGGCGATTTACTAGTTGAAGGTTCAACTACTACTATCAATACCGCAATTCTTGAAATAGAAGATAAAAATATAACAATAGCCAAAGGAGCAGCCGATGCTGCTGCTGCCAATGGTGCCGGTATTACTGTAGACGGTGCAAATGCAACCTTTAATTATGTATCGACCAATGCCGCATGGACAAGCTCGGAAAATCTTAATATTATTACCGGCAAAACTTACAAAATTAACAATTTCGATGTACTGTCTTTGACTGCACTAGGATCTAGCGTTGCTAGTGCGCCAGGCCTAACAAGCATTGGCACACAAACTAACTTTTATGCAGGCGCAATCAATATAGTATCTAACACAATTAGTTCCACTTCTTCGAACGCTAACATTGTCTTAGCACCTAACGGAATTGGATTAGTAAGCGTGAACGACACACGAATAGTTGATTTAGCAGATCCTGCTGACCCAGGGGATGCTGTAAATTACGGTACATTAAACACTAGATTTCAAACACTACCTTTGGGATTGTCAGCAGATACTACTGGTTTAGTTGATCAAGAAGCCGCGATTGCTTCACAAATTATCAACAAAGTTTACCCGGCAATCAATTACCTCAACGGCACAATTTGCAGAATTCACTGCGTTAATGGTGGCGTTAGAACTAATAAACAGTACTCCATAACAACCGGAGTTTGGACTTTTAACACCAATATCTAATGAATACAACTACCCAAAAACGAATAAATACTAGGAACAAGGAATAACTGAGATGCCATATACTATTAATCAATACAACGGAGATCAAGTAGCTGTAGTAGCTGATGGTACCATCGACAGCACACTTGACATTAAATTAATTGGCAAAAATTATGCAGGTTATGGCGAGCTTCAGAATGAAAACTTAGTTTACCTGCTAGAGAATTTTTCCAACACTAACGCACCCCCTAAGCCCATTAAAGGACAAATTTGGTTTGATAGCGGCAACAAAAAACTAAAATTTTATGACGGAAATTATTTCCGAACAACAGGCGGCGCAGAAATTGGTACAACAGAGCCAACAGGCTTAACCCTTGGCGATTTTTGGTGGGATACTGACAATAAGCAATTATACGCATTTAATGGTATAGATTATACACTAGTTGGGCCACAGGCCGCTGGAACTCAGCAGACTGAAATGATTAGTCGTTTAGTGATAGATACGCTAGGCGGTTCTCATTCTATTATTTGTGCAGTGGTAAACGGAATTACTACTTTTATTATAAGTTCAGATCCTGTATCTTATATACTAAAAGACACGGTAAACGCTATAGCAGGATTTACTAGTATACATCCTGGAATCACACTAGTCAATACTAATGATCCAGCTAATCCTGGCCAAACAACTGCACCTACTAGGTTTTATGGAACATCTACTAACTCAGATTTACTAGGCGGTTATCCTGCAAGTTCATTTGTGCAAGCAAGTAGTGCAACATTTAACACACAAGTTGAGTTTGGTGATACTGGCTATACAGTGGGTTTATCAAATAAGAAATTATTTGTAACAATCAATCCTAGTGGAAATCCAGTATTCCAGTCAAAATCAAATACTATGATTTTCCAAACTACGATTGCTTCGGTTACCAAAACACCACTATCTTTAGTTGGAAATGACATACTACCTGACACTAGCGGCAATTCTAATATTGGATCGTCTGTTTTTAAATACTCTACTGTATATGCAAATCAATTTGAAGGTATAGCATCACAAGCTGATTCACTAACAGTGGGCGGCCTTGCTAGAACGAGTTCGACTTCACAGACTGCACCTAACACAATTGCTGTTAGAGATTCTAGTTCTTTCTTATGGGCTGTGGAATTTAAAGGTGTTGCTAGTTCGGCACAATACGCTGACTTGGCAGAAAAATATCTTGCAGATGCTGACTACGAAGTAGGTACTGTTGTAATGATAGGCGGCGAAAAAGAAGTTACTGCTGCTCAAGTAGGTTTCCGAGCAGTGGGTGTAGTCAGTGCTAATCCAGCTTACATGATGAATAGCGAGTTAGAAGGCGGTACATATATCGCACTTAAAGGCCGTGTTCCAGTTAAAGTAACAGGAAACATTATTAAAGGCCAACGACTTATTGCAGGCCCACACGGAACAGCGCAAGCAGCATTTGGTAATACTGCTGATTATTTTGCTATAGCATTGGGTGATAATCAGCAAGCATCTGGTGTTGTAGAATGCTTAGTTTTATAATAGGGTAACAAATGGCACTAATATACTTAACAGATTATAATATAGTTCAGTCGACAATTCAGTCTGTTCTAGGTACAGGAGCCGGCGACTTTGGGTATGGCCAAGTCCTTACGAGCAGCCAACTAGCGCCGGGTACAACAATTACTGCGGCACAGTGGATCAATTTAAGAACTGATATTTTAAAAGCCCGCCAACATCAAACTGGCAATGACGAGTCTGGAAATATAGTATTACCTGTATCGGGCACCGCAGTATCTGCAAGCATATATGCCGCATGCTCTTCACTAGCGTCCACAGTAGTATCGGATCGCATGGTAACTCCGCCAGCCGGACAAGCTACATTGGAAACTATTACTTCTACAACTAGAACTAATGCGTGGAATGGTACTATATCTACGGTAATTTCTATCACATGGCCTGATGCAAATGCTGCCCGCCATTATTTTAATTCGGGTAGTAATATACAATTTACTGCTAGTAGATCGGGTGGCAACAGCGGATCAAAAAATAACACATGGACCACAATGTTATCTACTATGGGAACCATTACATTTAGTAATACCCAAACTGTTCCTAGCGGATCGGGCACAGGCTCAGCATATGGCTGGAGCAATTTGTCCGGGTCTAACACTCAGCTATTCTGGAAGCCTGCTCCGGCAGGCGTATACGCAGAAAATGATTTCTACATATACGGTAGAAAAGTCAGCACTAGCGAACTAGAATTTACGTTCACATTTCAGGACGATGACGCCGGCGACCACGACCCTGCACTAGATGTGGGCTTGGGACCGTTTGGCGTAGCTGTAGACGAAAACGTTGATGGCTCGTTAACTGCTACGGTGCAAGCATATCGTGCTTCTGGATCCAATGTTTCGGTTCCAGCGCCTCCTGCATCTGCTTCACAATTATAACCTCCGAGCATAATATTAGATAATTACTGTAGTATCAACTACAAGGATTATCTATGGATGAACGAGTCGAAAAGGCGTTTGCAGTAGTCAACTATATGGCTACGCTTTCTAATCAGCGCCGAATAATTACGGAAGAATACCAACAAAAGTTAGTTCACTATACTAATGGTGCCACGTTCAAAGTAACTCCTGACTTAATTAGTTTTACAAAAACAGTAATAGATTTAGGTAAAGTTTCTGACATTGGTTTTATTGATAGTAACAATATGCCAGTATTAATACCAGATGTTAGAGAATTTTTTAACAATATTACAACAGTCTATTTTGAAGCAATCAACGAGTATGCTTCACGATACAGTAAGATTAGATCTAAAAGAAAAGTAGAAGATATTATTAATCTATGACAACAGGCGCCCTTATTTTTGCACAAAATAACGGACTTGTTGACTATGTTAAACTCGCTGTTTTTGCCGCAAGCCGAATTAAAAAGTATTTAAATATACCAGTAACTCTTGCTACGGATAGTCCAGGCTGGCTCGACTCTGCTTACCCTGACCATTGTTTTGATCAAGTTATTGAGATTGCCGCAAAGTCAGGCGGCCGTAAAACATTCCACGATGGCACACTATCAAGTAAAATATTTGAATGGAAAAATACCTCCAGGTCACAAATTTATGACTTAACTCCTTACGACAGGACGTTAGTCATTGACAGTGATTATATTATAAATTCTAGTGTGTTAGCACCTGCACTGGAAAGAGATGCAGATTTACAAATATATAAAAAAAGTTTTGACTTATCTGATTGGAGACCCAATTCAGAATTTCAACGAGTTAATGAACAGTCAATTCCTTTCTACTGGGCTACAACTTTTATTTTTAATAAAAACATAATTACAGAATACTTTTTTAATTTAGTATCATTTATCCAATCAAACTGGATCTATTTTAGAACACTGTATAACATAGAGTCATCTGCGTTTCGAAACGACTATGCATTTAGTATAGCAATACACTTGATGAATAATAAAGCCGATGGCACTTTTGCATTAGAATTGCCAGGCACTATGGCCTATGCAATTGATAAAGATATTTTACTTAAAATTGAAGATAATAAATTACAATTTTTAATCGAAAAGAAAGACCACTTGGGCGAATATACTGCGGCAAAAACTGAAGGTATTGATGTTCACGTTATGAATAAAATAAGTTTATCTCGCTGTATCGATGAGGTGTCTAATGTCAACTAAAGGATTTTTAATTTTAGCGCAAAATAACAAAGATGTTGATTATATTAAACAGGCTTATGCACTTGCACTATCGATAAAATTTAGTCAAACAACGTATAGTAGTATTTCTCTAGTTACCAATGACATAGTACCGGAAGAGTATACTAGTGCATTTGATAATATACTACCAATTCCCTGGGAAGATAGTGCTAAAGACTCAGAGTGGAAAGTTGAAAATCGTTGGAAACTTTACCACGTAACTCCTTATGAAGAAACTATTGTACTCGATTCAGACATGCTTTTTTTAGAAGATATTACCGCTTGGTGGAATTACTTAGAACCTTATGATTTAAAATTTTGTTCTAAAATTAAAAATTATAAGTCAGACATTATAAAGCAAGACATAGTCCATAGAAAAACATTTATATCAAATGATTTACCAAACGTATATTTTGCTCTGCATTATTTTAAAAAGTCTGATGCCGCCCATGAATTTTATAAAACGCTTGAGTTTGTAGTTAACAACTGGGAATACTGTTATGGTAAATTTGCTCCTACTGAATATCAGAATTGGCTCAGTATTGATTTAGCAAGTGCAATAGCTATTGAAATACTGGACATTGCTTATTCAGTAACAGATTTAAACGGCCCTTTAGAATTTATACATATGAAACCTGCAATACAGGGTTGGGCACTAACACCGTCGAAGTGGCAAGATACAGTTCATAGCTTGTTTACTAATGATGGAGAACTTTTAATTGCAAACATAAAACAATTTAAATTATTTCATTATGTTGAAAAAGATTTTATAACACCTGTTATTTTATCTAAATTGAGGAATTTAGCAGATGCAAGACGCTGATCTAATTACATTCACTGATGAAGAATTGGCCTATGCTATGGCTGCTACATCACCGTCTCCTAAGTATTATGTATACTATAAAAAAAATACTGGCGAAATAATTTCAGTTAGTAATGAAATCAACTCATCACATGAGTACGGCATTGAGGTAGACTCTTGTGTAGCAACACCGTTCCTCAGCGGCGAATGCAAGTTTACAGATTTCGTTGTTGGCTTTGACAACGGAACATTAAGTGTTATTTCAGTTGAAGAAGACATATTTAGACGTAGAACAAATTTGTTTGAGCAGATTGCACCGGTCCACTTAGATGTAGAATCTGACTTAGATATACATTGGGATGAATCTGGAAAACAGTGGGTATTTGTAATATCCGACAACTGTCGTCAACAGCTTAAAGTTTCTTCAATTGTTGTAAAAAATCTAGTATGCTTTGTTACCATGTCTTCAGATTTAAACTTTTTAATTAGGACTATTACACTAAGACCTGCAGATTTAATTTTAGATAAAATTATTGTGCCCTTTGAGTCAACTATAGAAACGCAAATTGATAAAATAGCACTATCTACAAAAATTGTATTTTCTTCATATGGGTTAAAAGTTTGGAGATTAAATGAACAAAATTAAAATTATTGAACAAGATATTATTTTCCTAAGTTACGATGAGCCTAACGCAGAAAAAAACTATGCAGATTTATGCAATAAAGTGCCCTGGGCAAAACGTGTTCATGGTGTTAAAGGCAGTGATGCAGCGCATAAAGCCTGCGCCGCACTTAGTGAAACAGAATACTTTGTTACTGTGGATGCAGACAACATCATCGATCCAAGATTTTTAGAAGTTGAAATAGATTTAGATGCATTAGGATTAACTGTTAATCATGTGTTTAGCTGGTGTGGATCGGTGCATGTCAATCATCTTATGTATGGTAATGGTGGACTTAAATTATGGACACGCAAGTTTGTCAATGAAATGAAGACACACGAAAATAGTGACCCTGCTGACAAACAAGGATTGGTTGAGTTTTGTTTTGACGAATATTATTATCAATTTGATACTTGTTACAGTGAGAGCTATACTAATGCTAGTCCGTTCCAAGCATGGAGAGCAGGATTCCGTGAAGGTGTAAAAATGAGTTTAGACCAAGGCGCCAAAGTTGAAAGACTAGCAAAAACATATTGGCAAAATTACCAACGTTTGCTAGTATGGTGTAATGTTGGAGCTGATGTAGAAAACGGTCTATGGAGTATATATGGTGCCAGAGAAGGTGCATACCTAACTAACTGTACCGATTGGGATTATGCTAATGTTCGAGATTTTGAATGGTTAACTAATGAGTGGGAAACAAAGTATAGCAAAATTACCGAAGACATGCTACCTTATGAGATTATGGGATTAGGTGAAACTTTAAAACACGAATGTGAATTAGAGTTAACAAATTTAGATAAAGAGGGTTCTAAATTTTTTAAAAGAGTTTATCAAAACTTTCCCCGAGGCCTGAGAAAAAAACATGTTTGATATATTTTTTATAAGTAGAGAAGATGATGCATCGCTAGGAGATTTTGCAAGGTTACGTGATAACTCTCCGTTTGCAAAAAAAGTAAAAACATTTGCAGATGCACAACGGCTGTCTACTACTGAGATGTTTTGGGCAGTATGGCCAGATGTAATGATAAGTAATTCTTTTAATTTTGACTACCGCCCACTGGGAGAAGAAAATCAATACGTCCATGTATGGCCCACAGCAGAAGCAGATGCTCCGCCATCAGTATGTTTATTTCCAAAAGATAAACCTATTACTCCTAGGGAACTTGATTATAGGTTTTTCGCCGGAATGATTAAAATGAATACTATTGCTTGCTATCGCAGACATTATGATATTGTTTTTATTTCATACCGTGAATCGTATGCAAATTCAAATTTTAATAATCTGTGTAGTCACCCAGGAGTTAAGGGAAATGTAGTTAAGAGAATTCACGGTGTTGACGGAATTCGTCAAGCCCATATTGCTGCCGCAAAGTTGGCCACAACTCCAATGTTTTGGGTAATAGATGCAGATGCAATAATTGAAGATGATTTTTCTTTTGATTTGTCGTTGTCAGAAGATGAATATAATATTGTGCATGTTTGGCACAGTAAAAACCCTATTAATAATTTAGTATACGGATACGGTGGCGTCAAACTTTTACCCAGGGCCGCTACAATTGAAACACCAGATGATGTAGTAGATTTTACATCTAGTATTACAAGCAGATATAAAGTAATGCCTGCAATTAGTAATGTTACAGCATTCAATACAGATCCACTTAGCACTTGGAGAAGTGCATTTAGGGAGTGTGCTAAATTGAGTAGTAATATTATACCGGGGCAAGATTCAGCCGAGTCGGCAGCACGATTGCACGAATGGCTCAACGCAAGTATTAACTCTGAATTCGGAGAATATGCTAAAGCAGGCGCGAGTGCGGGAAACTGGTACGGAACAACATATAGAGAAGACAAAAAAATGCTAGCCAAAATAAACGATTATAATTGGCTAGCATTAGAGTTTAATGAACATATAAAAATGTTCCCACCCGAGACTTTTAAGTAAGTGTTTCGGCCATTGGAAAAATATCAGCAATTGCCTTAGCACAGGCCCGTGCTATTTCTTGGTGCTCTAGTTGTGTTCCATTAGCGGCTCGCAGTTCGATATAATGGATCCAACTTCTTACAGTACCGTTCATATATAAACGACTTACAGTAAGACCTTCTGGTAGAATAGCACGAGCTTGTTCTTTAGCAATACCGTTTTTAATTGCCCAGGAGTATTCTTGTTTAACTGAAAACAATACACGTTTCTGAGCACGTTCCCATTCAATGGCTAACAACTTCTGTGCTTCGTCACTCATGTCTAGACTAACACTATTCTGTCGATTCTTTGTATCTTGGAACCTTGCTTCACGCAATACAAACGCTTCGTCTAGTTCAGCGGTAGGATCGGCATAACGTTGACTAAACTCTTGAAAGCTAAAGCTACGATGACGTAAAATTTGTCTAGCAATATCGCGTGTAGTAGTAATTTCCAAACAGGCACTTACCATTTCAAGCGGCGACCAATGTTGGTGCTTAATA